TCTGGCTGGCGTCAGCCTCCGAGACCACCACCCCGAAATCCTGCACATCCGCTGTTGCTTGCCGCAAGGTCGCCGTGTCGATCCGGGTGAACACCAGCGCGGCGCGGTCGCCGAAAAGCTGCGAGGCGACAGCGGCGCGCTCGGCCTCGGGGACAAACTGGCCCAGCGCCCCTTGAATGGCCGCGATGCGCGCATCGAGCGGCAGGCGCTGCAGATCCTCCGCCGAGAGCCGCAACCGGCGCAGCGCGTCCACGGCGGGGCCGGTCCCGGCCGCCGCCTGTGACAGCCGCCGTGTCAGCTGCACGGTGGCCTGCTCGACCTGACCCATCGACACACCGGCCAGATCGCCTGCGCGTTCCAGCACCTGAATGCTGGCCACGGTCGTGCCGAGCGAGGCCGCGAGCTTGGCCTGCGCATCCACCGTTTGCAGGCCCGAGCGGATCATCGCGGTCCCGGCGGCGGCCAGCGCGGCGGTGACGGCGGCGGCGGCCAGCGTGGCGCGTCGGGCGAAGGCCGCGACGCGGGCATTGGCCATGTCCATCTCGCGCGACAGCCGCCCAAAGCCACGCGCACCGGCTTCGCCCACACCTTCCAGTTCCGCACGCACCTGACGGCCGCCTTCGGCCACGAGGCGGACGGACACGCGTTTCTCAGCCATCGCGGCTTCCTTCCATCTCTTCGTTCAATTTGCGCACCATCACTGCCTCGATCTCGGGCAGCAGTTCGGCGGCGATTAATGGGGCGATCCCGAGAGCCTTGGCCATGGCCAGCGCTGCCCCCATGTCCCAGCCCAAGACTGCGCCGGGGATCACGCGCAGTTGCCCGCCAAGGCGGCCGACCAGGTCCCAGACCTGCCAGCCCTCGACGCTGTGCGGCCGGTTCAGTCTTGCGGGGCAGTCGGGGCAGGGTCCCGCACAGGCGGCGCAATAGCGGTCGCCCCCGCCGAAAGACCACTCGGCGAGGGCGCGCAGGCGTTTTTTTCCGCGTCCAGGATCAGACCCCGCGCGACGTATCGGGTCTGGAACGCCTCGAAGACCGGCCAGATTTCCAGCAGGGCGTCGATGCCTTCCGGCGAAACCGGGACCGCATCACCTGCGTCATCACCCACCCCCTCCCAATCCAGGACCGCGCGGCGGGCGACGGCCTTGGCCATGGCGAGCGCGAGGTCTTCCTGACTGGAACCTTCGGGCAAGGCTTCGACGGCGGCATCGGCGCGCGCCGACACCATCAGCGCTGTGGTCAGCGGCGCGACCTGCAGGCGCAGGCCGGGGGCGAGGTCCAGCCATTCGGGGCTGGCGGTCAGGTTCAGACGGATCATCAATAGCTCTCCACATCATTGATCAGGGTTGCGGTGCACATCCGGCCAAGGCTGGCGTCGCGCGCGGCCTGCCAGTCAAAGGTGGCCTGCACGCCCTGCGGTCCGGAAATCTCGATCCGCGGGCGGGGCAGATAGACGGCGTGGATGGTGAAGGTGAAGGCCTCGCCGGAGGGCAGGGCGTAGGCGAATTCGATCTCGGCCGGATCGCCGTTGATCGCCTGGCTCACCAGTGTCTGGTCGGCAAAGCGCACCTCGATCCGGCCCGTGAGTGCTGCGATGCTCGGGTCCGCGCCGTCGATCCTGCCATCCGAGCGGATGGTCTCGATCCGGTCGAGATTGTTGGTATAGCTGATCTCGGCGGAAACCACATTGCCAAGGGCCACGCCATTGCGGATGACCCCGCCGTTGAAATGGCCGAACCGCTTCAGCGCCAGCTCGGCGGGCGTGCCCGCGCTGGTGGTGGAGCCAATCGCCTCACCCTGCGCCACCAGCCGCGCGGTGGCGGTCAAAAGCCCCGAGCGCTGCACTTGCCAGCTCAGTTGATCGAGCACACAGCCGGAATACATCGCAAAGCGCGGCACCTCGGGCATCGCCGTCTCGATCGACATCGACGGCAAGCTCCAGCCGCCCGAGCGGAACTCATGGGTCCATGGGCCAATGCCGGTGGTGATCGGATCGCCAAACGCAGCCTTCAGCCAGAACCCGAAGCCTGCGGCATCGATCGGTACCACGACATCGCCATCCGCCGTCACCGCGTCCTTGAGCGGCGCCAGCGGATCGCGGCCATAGCCCAGCAGTTCTGAGTTCAGGAGCGGCTGTTCCGATCCCAGCGAGGTGCTGGCAAAGGGCATCCTGGTGAAACCGCCCACCGGCGGGGTGCCGTAAACTGTCTCAAAGCCGAGCGCCATCTGCGCCCGCGCGCCTTGCGCACGTGCCATCATGTTCATCCTTTTTGTGGGGGAAGTGAGGCCGGGATCAGCCCAGCGGATCGGCGGAGGTGTAGTGCAAAATGACGGTGATCACCGCCGCCTTCAGCGCCGCCGCCCCCTCGACCGGCAGATCGACCGAGGCCGGTGCCTCGGGCTCGACCCAATCGCAAAGCCCGCCAAGGGTGCGGTCGGCGGCGAGGGCCGTGCCGATGGCGGCGATCAGCGTGTCAAAGGCGGTGGCCCGGTCCTTGGCTGCCTGGACGACGACCTCCAGCTCGGCGCGGTGCTGATAATGGTAGCGCAACGGTGAAAGCGTCACCTCCGGCTCACCGGGCTGGCCGTCCCGCAGGATAATCAGCCCGGCCGTAGGGATGCGTTCCGGCAGAACCTCGTCGCGCAGGGTAAGGGCGGCAAGCGGTTGCAGCAAGGTGTGCAGCGCAGTGAGGACGGTCCCAAAGGTGGTGGGCATTTACGCGCACTTTCTGAATTGTGACTTCTGCAATGGTCGCGGATATGCTAAAGGTAATACCCATGAATACTCACCCGGAGCAGCACCCATGAACGCCGTCCGCCCCATTGCCGTAAAGCTCGATCAGGACACCCGCGACCGCCTCAAGCGGTTGGCGGATGCCAAGGACCGCTCCACGCATTGGATGCTGCGCGAGGCGGTAGCGCAGTTCGTCGAGCGCGAAGAGAAGCGCGAGGCATTTCGTCAGGCAGGGTTGCAGGCATGGGAGGAGTTTCAAGCGACGGGCAAGCACATCACGCATGACGAAGCTGATGCCTGGCTTGCCAAGCTGGAAGCAGGTGAAGAGGCGGCAGCACCTGAATGCCACAACTGATCTGGTCGCCCGCCGCGCTGCGGGATGTCGAGCGGCTTTACCGTTTCCTTGCCGACAAGAACCCCGATGCCGCCCGCCGCGCCGCGAAATCCATCCGCGAGGGCATGAACATCCTGCGCGCTCAACCGGGCGCCGGGCGGCCGGTCGAGGATATGGAGCCGGAATTCCGCGAGTGGTTCATCACCTTCGGCGACAGCGGTTATGTGTCGCTCTATCGGTTCGACGGCGAAACGGCGGTGGTCTTGGCCGTGCGCCATCAGCGCGAGGCTGGATACTGACCGTACTGTGACCGTTAGCCTCCGAAGCCAAGTTTCTGCAACGTAGCCCGGTCAGGGGCGCCCGTCGCGGGAATGCCGATAGACGTCTGGAAGGCTCTCATTGCCTCCTTGGAGCCTGAACCCCATTGCCCATCTGGCGTGCCAGCATTGAAGCCTCCTGCGTTCAAGAGGGTCTGGATGGCACGATAATCGTCCTTGGTCAGGGATAGCGTTGTCCAACCACAAGCCCCGGCAACGTCTTCGAAGGCCTCCTCGCTTCCAGCCAGCTCAAAGGTTGCATCATGATTTTGGCCGTTTTTTTCGGTGAGCCTGATAAACAAACGCTTAGCATCATAGATGGTTCGGATGAAACTCTCGGCGTCGGCGCCAAACAGGCCTGCCCCTTTGTTGCTGGTCAGTCCATTCCAGCGCGTTTGTTGCGCGGGCGTCTCGTCGACTCGCAGGGTGATTTCAAAAGTATTGCGCCGAAAATCCGACATCAGGAAATCATCTTGCACGAAGATCAGCGCGGTTTCCCCCTCAACACAGCGTGCAATCAGCCCGGTCAATCCCATGAAATTCGACGGTTCGTAAGCTGAGTAATTGACAGCGGTGATCTGGAGACTGTCATCGACGGCGGCACGTTCCGTTTTGATTGCCCACCAACCGGCGATCCGATCACCGTTCTTGTGAGCCTGTTCAAAAGCGGCACTGCTATAGTCGATTTCCGGATGATTGGGGTCTGCCCAAGCGACAGCGCTGATGGCAGGCGCTCCGCCTTCCGTAGGCGAAGCGGGCTCGGTAGCAGGCGTCGCGACGGCGGTAGCAGCTGGAGCCGCCACGGTCGGGAAGGCGATACCGTATTTCGCTTGGAGGTACCCCATCTGGAGTTGTGCCAGTGTGAGTTTTTCCGTCTCGGCACGGCTCAAAGCAAGCGCCTGCACAAGGCCACCGCCCTGCGCCGCCTCCTTTTCAGCCTCATCGATGCGCTGCTGAGCAGATGCCATTTCTCCAAGAATTTGTTGCGCACGCGCTTCGTCAGGTTGCACTGCGGAGACGATCACTTCGACCGTTGCACCGCTTTCAGTGGCCGAAATGCGGTTTTCGATAAGTGTCTTCGACAACAACAGTGCTTCAAGCCGGGCTTCTGCCAATCCTTTGATCAGGCCACCGTCGTACATCGCAATTTTTGACTGAACTTCGGCGATCTGTTGTTTGATGGCAGTAAGTTCAGTCGGAAGGGCCTCGTTCGTTTGCGCGATGGCCAGTGTGGAAAAACAAAATGCGAGTGCGACGGGAACAGATTTCTGCAAGATGCGCATGATAAAACTCCGATTTGTAATCAGGCTAGTGATCTCGCTGGAGTTGTGCAAGTCGCTGCAGTTCACAAATGTCCCTCCACCCACTTCGCCACGATCAGCCCCGGCACACCATCTGCCGACCGCTCCGCATCCCGCGACAGATCCAGCCGCTTGCGCAGTTTGACCTGCGGCACCAGCAGGAAAATCGGCACGGTCGCCAGCCCGCGCCCGGTCTTTGAACGGGACGCCACAGCCCGGCCCTTGGAATTCAGCCGTCCCTCGGCCACAAGCAGGCTGGGCCCCCGGCGGCGAAAGACAAAACGCAGCCGCAACCCCGTGCGACGTTCCCATTCACCGGGGGTGATGCGGCCGCCCTTGCTGCTCTTGCCTGCAGCCGGTGTCGGGATCGCCAGCCAGAACCCGTCCTTGGACCGGATCAGCGGGCCGGTATCATGCGCCCCGATGATCACCGGGGCCTTGGACCAGACCAGCGCCGCCGCGTTCAGACTGTTGCCGGATT